ATTCGTTCCCAATAAAATCTGGAGTCTGAGAAACGATAGACTGAGAGACCTTATTGATATTCATCTACAACTTAGAAACAGGTTGATGTTGTTACGCCAGCATTTCCAATGTCCCCAACAGTAATGGTTGTAGGGGTAGTATTAAAGGTTCCAGGCGTCAAACTATTTAGTGGGATTGTCGGGGGCGGTGGTGTTCCAACAGGGACAACAGTAATTTCTGGAGTAATTACATTAATGATTGTTCCAGGAGTCGAAGAAGGAATTGTAGAAACGTTTGCAGGAATAAACAGAACAGGAATAGAGAGATCTGTGGGAAGTGCATCCGTATCAATTACTGAACCAGCACCTGTTGTTGTATCAGTAACAGAAATGCCACTGGTAGGAATATTGACGCCAGCACCAATAACATTAATTGGACCGAAGCAGATTTCACCCGTAAGATAGTTAACAGTTCCTGCAGCATTATTAGTGTATACCTTTTTATTACCTGTGTTATAGAAAGTCCTCAAATTACCAAATCCATCATCCTCAAACTGTTGATCAACACCAGGTCTATCTGCTGTTCGGAAAGTTCCTGAAAGCAAAATAGGTTCTTTTTTACAATTACCATCAGTATTACTAGGATTGCTATCATACAGTTCGGAACCCGTAGCAATACAGTATGTGTTAGTTTGATTAGTAATTGGTTTAATATATCTCAACAAAGACAGTTGAACAGAGACATCACTGATGCTCTTGTCCGAAAGACTGACTGCTTTTTCAAATGCAGACGATCTAAAGGTAGAATTGAAGTTATTAATTTGAGTTTGAGTTGCCCAGTCATTGATACCAGACTGAATGTTGGATTTGATATCAGATGTATTGGAAGCAGTGCCAGGATCATATTGTGCAAATACTTTTAAGTAAATGTAAATATCATCTGGGTCAATAATGACGGGATCAATAGATGCCATCGCATATTTCCTCAAATCAGTCGCAATCGACTTTTTAGTAGCATCATTAAGCAAAGAACCAGTTTTAGTTTTGATTGCGATGTATACTTTGCCATAAATCGGCGGATTTAGAGAATCCCCGCCATATGCAACAACAGCATCAGCGTTAGAATAGATTTTTTTAGTGATCAGAGCATAATCTTGTGCAGTAACAGCACGATATTGAGAAGAGTAATATCTAGGAGCGTTATACTTGATAGATTCAACACTTTCTGCAGATGCGCCAAGTTGAGACTTCTCTTTTACCTCAATAGTAAAAGCGGGAGAAGAATATGATCTCTGCAGGTTATCTGTTGCAGTTGTAATGATGGAGAAATTAGTAACTTCATTTGCTTCTGCACCAGAAGTCACCAAATACTCTAATACAACGACTTCACCGTCATTTAGTGCTCGTCCCGCAGTATTATCACCAAATTTGACTTCATATCTCATATCCTCACCTTCAGATAAGAAATATGCACGAGTTGTAGCAGTTAAATCGGTGATAGTTTCAGTAAGACTATACAAATCCGAATTTGTAGATGATTCGTTCGGTTTTACCCTTACTGTAAGGGTTGAAATATCCGCATCTTCCGAAGGAACCTTGAAAACTTGATTTCCAAACGTATTTACAACATAATTGAAGGTAACTAGACTACCCTCTTCAACCATAACATTATCAAAGACAGCAATACCCGTTGTAACATCTACTGTTGCAGTGATGTCTTGTAAAATATTGAAGATATAGTTACCACCAGATGCGATAGCACCTTTTTTGATTGTAGCACTACTTGGATACGAACCATTTGTCTGTAAAGTCTGTAAACTTAGTTTCAGACACGCTTTAGACGAAACGATAGAACGAGGAACGTAATTTAAGAGTTTTGCAATATTTACAACATTATCTCTAACTGTTGCAGAAGGCAAAAACACTTCATTCAATGCCATGTTAGCATTGAACGCACTATAGTAACTATTATATGCTAATGTATCAATCAAATACGATAATGCAGACCCATCAAAGTCATAATCAGTAAACTCATCCCGAGTTCTTAGGTATGACTTAATAGAGGCTTTAATATCCTCAAAATCTAATGCTGTTAAGTTATTTGGTTGCATTATTCAGGTCTCTGTAAAACGAACTCGATACTTTCTACTATAGGAATACCAACGATAGTATATTCAATAGTCACATCAAATGTATTTCGTTCAAAATTTGCTCTGACATCAACTAACGTAAGTGATACACGAGGTTCAAAGTTAGTAATGGTATTTATTAGTTCTTCTTTAATTGCATCACTAGTAAAACTGTCAAATGGTTCAAAAAGTAATTGACTTACTTGAGAACCAACAGACGGAGCAAATGGTTTTTCACCAGGAACGGTCATAACCAAATTCTTGATTGCCTGCTTAATGGCATTATCGTTTTTCACGATTGCAGCGTCATCAGTAAAACTGTTTTTTGCCATACCAATCGCGAGATCAACGAATGAACGTGATTTCTTTTGCGAAGTTCCTTTTACGTTCTTTAATGCCATTTAAAGCAGGCGGTTACCATATGTATTTATCGACCTTGACCGCGATAGCGTTTCTTTGCTTTGTTACGACTGGTAGAAGCATACTTAGTATGCTGTCCTGATCCTTGACGTGTCTTTTTCGGAATCGAATCAATAAAGGTCGATCCAGAAAGAGACTTTTTCATTTTTGCCATAGTTAAATTCCAATAAAAACGTTAGGACTACACCCAGTTACTACTGAAGTGCATGGAAAGGCGGTTGAAAGGTCACCCAGAGGGTCACCAAAACGCCCTGCACGACGCCCATTGATCCAAACTGACTTACTGGTAGCAAACAGTTTTCTCTGGTGTCCTGTAGGTGCTTCTCTACCCCCAGCAATGCCCTTGGTGCACCACCAACCAGGTGTATTCACCGTTGTGGCACATTGATAACCAATAGACGTTGTAGTAAGTTGTGTTGGGGTTGGATGTGGAGTAAGCATGTCCTGGTCAACAATCGGGAATAGATTATTGATAAAGACAGTTCGGATACCAGTAAGAGGATTCAGGGGTAACTGTGGTGTAGGTGGCCATATTAGCACACTATTCATCAAAGTAACAGTCTTTGGTTTAATAGCAGGTAACAATGGTGGGTGTGGGCATGGGGACAAAGTTCCACCACCCAATCCAGGATGATGAGATCCACCGACACCAGTTCCGTGTCCGCTACAATTTCCAGAATATAATGCTGCTCCTGTTCCTGCTGCCATTACGTTATTGTATAAGGATTACCATATGCTTCACCTGCTGCAGCGGCATCTTGCGCTGCTCTAGACAAATCATGAAATATAGTCATGTCACCACTGATAGTCCATGACTTACATCCAGGTCCCAAAAGAGAGGACATAGTATATGATGTTGTAGTAGTGGATCCATCAGCATTATTTGTCGTCCCACCAGGTGTTGTAGCTGGAGGATTACAAGTAAAATGAGCACACCCCTCATTTACTGGTGTCATGGACAACGTAACACTAATCGAAGTCTTCTTTGCAGGATCTGCGCGATACTGGGTCATTAAGTATTTAGTATAAGTAGACGCTTCTGGTAACTCGGAAAATGGACCTTGAGTAGTTTCTACAAATGATTCCTTATAATTGGTATATTCGGGGATTACATCTTGAATAATATTTTCGATAGAATCATTACGCTCTTTCTGAGTTCTGATGAATTCGTTGAGCATAAGTTCCTTAGTTTCATTTTCTAACACGGAATTATCCATAAAACTAAGATCGTATCGTGCTTGAATAGACTCACGCAACTTTTCTGCAGACTCTCTACTATATCGTCTTTGAGGAAGAGGTTGAACTCTCCTTCTGTCAGGATCTAACTTAATTTCAACCGTAGGTTTTGAATTATCAATGGTTACAGAGGCAGGAGCAGCATTATATGAGTCTGAAAGTCCGTCAATATCCGCTTGAGTAACCTCTGGATAGTCTTTAAACACTTCACTACCAACGGTTTCGTTAAATGTATTGATGATTTTAGTAATTGTATCAGATTCAATACCCAATTCAACCAATTTTCTATAAGTATCAGGTGAAAATGCCGATAATTCCGTAGGATCTACCGTATTACGCGATGGTTTTGGAATAGATCTTCCCAATTCAGCATTTCTTTGATCAAAAGTGGGATCAATAGCACCAGTATCGCGAGTTTCGCTTAAAGCTTCGTAATTATTGATAATAAACAGTTGTGGAGGGTTGTCTGAATCGTATCCAGCGCCAGCATCCGTGATTTCTACTGCTGTCATGACGCCACCAGAGAAAGTTGCCTCAACTTTTGCTTGTTTTCCTGAAGTAATCGTCGGTGCTGTGATAACTACGTTTGGAATTTCCTTAATTTCGTCCCAACCTGCGCCACCATTGGTAATTGTAACACCTGATACGCGCCCATTTGTTACTGATACGGTCGCTTCTGGTTGTTTTACACTATCATAGACGTTTGGCGCGGTCCTACTAACGTCTGCAGTCACAAATTGCATGGATTTATCGGAAAATTCATACTTTCCGAACAAAATTGCGCGGTCTGGAATGCCAAAACCCGCTACAGTAGTGATAACGTGCGCTCTATTTGACGTATATTGCGTATCTTTTGCAAAATTACTACCAGATCCGTCCAAATACGCGACGTGATATGGGAAATGTTGCTCATCCATGTGGAGAACGCGGGTGATTGAATGTCCATTGATGGTATCACCCGTTCTCAACACGTCAAAACCAGGACTTTCCGACACTGCATTCACTGGTCCAACCGTTTTGATACGCAATGTAACCGTAAAAGTGGTAGAAGTTGTGTCTGGATGAACGTGTTCGTAGGTAAGATTGAACGTATCATTCACAGCATACCCTGTTCCAGGACTTAGAATCTCTGTAATCTCCCATTCAGTGCCACTAAACACCGTAGAAGCGCCCGAATCATCGTAATTAGGGCGAATCCTTACCTTTACACGAAATCCTTCCTTAGGAAGATTACCATCTAACTCAAAAATAATGAAATCATCTACAGATTCTTCACCAGCTTGCCATGTATTTTGACTAGTGACATATGTAACACCTTCTAGATCATCCTCATTCCATACATCAGTGTATGTTACACCATCATATGACATCTCAAGGTCCACCACGCCATTCGGCAACTGTGTGGATAATGCATCATAACTAAATGCTACTTTATAACTTGTGGTTCCAAACCCGAACAACGTGGGGTGCGGGCAGTCGGGGTCGCCCGTATAGTCAGTGTCACAGGTATAACTAAGACTTGTGGAAGCGGCGGTGCATGTAAAAGCACTACAAGGATGACATACAGAGTCCGACTCATAACTGTCGTCTAGTGGTTCTCCTCCGCCACCCGTTCCACCAGTCCTTGATTGAGATCTATCCTCAATATAATAACAAGGTATACCAACAACTCCAGCTTCATTAGACACATCGTAGAGATATGCGAAGAATGTATCGGAGAAGTTATAATCAAACGATAACTCCGAGGGGAAATAGTCGAAAATTAACTTGCCCTGAGAGTTACATGGATCTACTTTGCTGATTTTTCCACAGTTACCTGCACTGACGGGAATAGTTCCACCAAATCGTCCTGCATTCTCGACAATCGAGTCATACATGACAAAATTGTTATCCCTTCCAGGAATATTATAGTTACCTGTGCGAATAGGATTCTGAGGATACTCAGTATAAGTAAACGTTACCCCATTTCCTGCGCCAGGGTTATACTTACCACAATGAGAATCACTTATAGTTAATCCACTACATTGGGGATTAAAGAATCCTGAACTAGTTTTGCAACCCATGAGTCTCTATGTCGTCTAATCGTTCGTAAATGTAATC